CAAGATTCTCAACGAGGGCCTAAGAAACATAGTCACACCGTGTCAAAAAGATACAGAGCTTTTTGACAATCCAGAAACTGTAACCAAGGATCAAGCAGAAGATGCTTGCCATGGCTGTCCGTTACTCAAGCAGTGCTATGACTTTGCAAGCGCAAACAAGGAAGAGTATGGCATCTGGGGCGGCATCAACTTTACGAAAGAGAGGTATAAAAATGGCACTGAGTGGTTCGAGAGTGAAGACGTTAGCGATTGGTTTATTGAACAATGAGACCGATAGAGATAAGCAACGCAAGGTTGGTGCATCTCAGATCTCCAACCCCTGCACAAGGTGCTTGGCTAGTGATCTATCTGGCGTGAAGCAGGGCCCTAGTAAGTACTGGCTGGGCGGCAAGATAGGTACCGCTGTGCACCGAGCCATAGAGCAGGAGATACCCAACTCAGATCAGCCAGAGCTGACTGACGTGAGGATCGAGGAGAAGATAATCCTAGGAGAGTTACAAGACTACGGAATAATAAGCTCTAAGCCCGACTTGACACTTGCTGGGTACGGTCATCTTATAGACTGGAAGACAACCACCAGAGCAAAGGCTAAAAAGATACAGAAGTGGATTGACGGAGTTAGTCAAGATGCGGCAACAACTTACACCATGCAAAAATACATCGGGCAGAGTCAGCTCTATGCGTGGGGCACCAATAAGGCAGGAACATTTGTTGATGGAATTTCCTTAGTATTTATCAACAGAGACGGCACAAACGAAATTGATGTGCTAGAATACACTTACGAGTACGACAAAGCTATTGCCTTGGCATTATGGAATAGGTTAGTTGCACTCTGGGATGAGCTTCGAGAGGGCGGCCATCCTGAAAACTATCCCTCGCATTCCGAGTGCTACACCTGCTCAATAAACGGTCTGCTATAATTTCAAGTCTAACAAGGAGGATGCAAATGACTACAGCTACGCCCGCAACACCAGCTACACCAGCTACACAGTTTCCAGAGCTATCCTTTGCCAAGCACGTTCACAAGGCAGAGGCGCTAAACGCACCAAAGACCATCCTGATTTATGGGGATGCTGGCCGTGGTAAGACATGGCTTGCTGCCTCAGCTGCAGAACTTGCAGAGCTATCACCAGTGCTGCTAATTGACATCGAAGGTGGGGCATCAGCTATCGCCCGAGACTTCAAGGATGTAGATGTCGTTGCAGTAGACACACACGAGAAGCTGGACAAGGTTATAGATGACCTTATCAACATCAAGCACAAGTACAAGACCGTCATCATCGACACGCTGGGCGTGGCTATGGATCGTGCCGAGAAGGTATTCGGCGAGCGGCCAGAGAACAAGGGCAACAAGTTCGGCAAGTGGGGTGACCTGAAGATCTGGGCTAACAACTTAGTCCGAGCACTCCATGCCGCACCATTCACCTCCATCATTCTGACTCACGCAGAAGACCAGAAGGATGAAAACAGCGGGGCAGTCAAGACTGTCCCCAACATTCCAGGCGGATCCAAGAAGGACCTGCCAGGAATTCCCGACATCATTGGATACCTAACCGCTCAGAAGAAAGAAGATGGCACCGCCCAGCGTGTGTTGTTAGTAGAGTCTTCTGATAGGTTTGTAACCAAGAACCGCTTCAACTTGCCAGCTACAATCGTAGACCCAAGCTTGAAGAAGATCTATTCACTAATCAAAGGAGGTAAGTAATGGGTTACACTATCAACTTTAGTGCTGATGCACTAGAAACAAAAGGTGGTTCACTAGAGCCAATCGCAGCAGGATCGTACAACGCAACCGTGTTTAATGTTGTCGAGGAAGAGGTGCGCTCAGGTCCGAACGAGGGCAAGCCACGCTTCAACGTACAGTTCCGCATCAGCGAAGGTGCTAACGAGAACCGCCGCGTGTTCAGCTACGTTCCACTGTACGCTGCCAACGATGCTTGGAAGGCTGCTTCATTCTTCAAGTCACTCGGGTTCGACATCAAGGCTGGTAACTTCAAGGTTCCAGCTACAGAGGACTTGCTGGGCAAGCCAATCGGTGTGCGTGTCAAGATCGGTTCAGATATGAACGGCCAGCCTCGTAACGAGGTTGCTGGGTTCGACAAGGCAACAACAGCTTCAGATGCACTTTCCTCAATGGGTGCAACCGCGGTTGACGGGGACACTTGGTAACCCTCTAAGCCAAGACAGGGGTGCGACTGTATAACGCACAACGCCCCAATTGGTATCGGTCAGCACCCTCCTCCCTGAGTTTCTACAGCTGACCGCTGAGTTCAATTCTCAGCTGGGGCACGGTGGTTAGTGACTTGCGAACACCATGCGTAAAGTCGGTGGAAAGCTCTGAGTGCTTAGAGCAAGTAAGCCTCACCTGATTTTTTATCCTGAAAACTAACATAGGGATAACCCCTAGGTGGGAAATATTAAGCAACAGGGAGGAGGATAAATGAAAACATCAGATTTTTTGACAGCAATTTTTGGAGAAGGCGTAGGTATAGCTACGCTTGTAGTCCGTAATGCTTCGAATGGTGAGCTAACAGAGCAGAAGTTTTACGAGTATCCAGAGCAGAAGCACCAGATGGTTGACTTCGCTACGGCTAGGGCAATGGAAGATGTTTACTTTTCTCCTATCCTTTTCAATGCCAACCGCAGAATCAAAGAGAACGCTAAGACCGTAAGCGTAATCTACGCAGACGCAGACGCATGTGGTCCAGAGAACTTTATGCTGGCACCTAGCATCTCTGTGCAGACATCAGAAGCAAGATGGCACACCTACTGGATACTAGACTCAGAGGTAGACCCACAGGATGCAGCACTACTTTCTAAGAAAGTAGCCTACGCTCACGCCCATCAGGGTTGCGACAAGTCTGGCTGGAACACAACCAAGCTGCTACGCCTGCCAAACACACGCAACATGAAGCGCGAAGAGTCCTACAGCATCCAAGCAACCACAACCGGGGAAGTCTACACGTTCGAGGAAATAGAAGCTGTCTATGGCGATGTTGCCGTAGAAGCCATTCGTGACCTTGCGATCCTCCCAATGCCAGAAGGCTTCCCCGGAATACTAGAGGTGCTAGAAAAACTCTCACACAACCCGCAGGTTGTGGGGCTTTACATGGAGACACCGCCGCACAATGCAGACCTGTCTAAGCTTCTATGGAAGCTAGAGATGGAGCTGTTTCGTGAGGGTCTGACTGCAGAAGAAGTCTTTACTGTAGCTCGCCATGCCAAGTGTAATAAATACCACAGCCCTGACCGACCAAAGCGTCTGGATGCCGATGGTGACCTGTGGCGTGACGTTCAGCGAGCCAGCGGTAGCTTTGTGTCTGACGTAAATACATTTGTGCCAGCTCCCATAACTGACGAAGCTCCTATTGCTAGGTTTGAGCCAGTTGACATCTCCTTCCTAACTGAGAATGAGAGAGAAGTGGTTGAGCAGAGCCCTACATTTGTCGATCAGTATGTCAAGTGGGCACGAAGTAAGACTGACGGTGCCATGGGCTACCAGATCGCAAGTGCCTTTACTATCTTGTCATCGGTGTTCTCGGAGTGGGGCTACGCTGTGCCACGCTACGGCAAGATGGGCCTGAACCTTTGGTTCATGGTTCTAGGTGAGACCACCGCGGCTCGTAAGTCAACAAGCAGGCAGCTCATGCTCAGGGTTATTAGGTCCTACGAGAAGTTCGGTGGCTACCAAATAGACATCGGGTCTGATGCAACCCCCGAAGGTGTGACGGCAGTGCTTGCTGATCGTGACAAAAAGACCAGCCTGCTACATCGCGATGAAGTGCAAGGTATGTTCAAGGACTTTATGAACAAGACCTACATGGCATCCGCTGCAGAGCGGTTCACCGAGCTCTATGATGGACACGTACCAGTGGTCATCAGGTCGGCCAAGGACAAGCGCCAGACTGAAAGGGCGGAGACTAACTTCATAATGTACTTGATGGGCATTACAAGCAAGACCGCTGATATCCTAACCAACGAATACTTTAGGTCGGGCTTCTTGGCTCGTTTCATCTACGTAACTGCAGGCTCACCTCCTAGGACCAGAGAGTCCGAAGACATCCAGCAGGCTGATGAATACGAAGTGTCGGTCAAGGATGGCGTGATGGACGGCATGGTCGCCTCTTTGTTTAGCTCTGTCGCTTACTGGCAGAAAAAGGGCCAGCCAACTCAGAAGCCAGTTCGTCTTAGCCAAGCATCACTAGATAGGTTCAACCAGTACAAGTGGGACATGGGTAACTTTGCAGAGAGTCACCCTGACCGCGAGTCTATCGAGCCATCTAGGCAGAGGCTTGCCTTGTCGGTTTGGAAGTGTGCGACCCTACTTGCAATGCACGAGAAGTCTGATGAAGTAAAGCTTCACCATATGATCATTGCAATTCACTACTCAGAGAAGTGGTTTGAGAACCTGATCCAAATGGCATCCGCTATCTCTGCATCTGAATGGCAGAGAGATGTGGATAAGCTTGAGGCCTTTGTTGTGGAGCGTGGTGGCAAGGTCCGCTACGAGGAAGCATACAGGAAGTTTAACAACAAGAAGAAGCGAGAGTTCGATGACATCATCGAGGCTCTTAGGTCGCAAGCAAGAGTCGTTTCAGTTGTTGATAATCGGAAGACTTATTTGGAGGTGTTAGCTTAATGGATAACTTTAGCAGAAAAGCAAAGTTTGAAAGTGTAAGGTTTGAACATGAAGCAGTAATGTTTCATTCTATGAAATACGAGCTAGGGTTTAGATATCCACTTGCCCTAGCTTGCTACCAATTACATCAAATAATTAAGATGAAGGAGGCTAAGATAGATGAAGACAATGTTGGCAGTTGATCCAGGTGGCACTACTGGACTTGCATTATTTGAGTACGATGACGAAAGCTACAACCTAATCTGGACAAAGCAGATAGCAAACAAGCTACAGGGATTCCTAGACTTTCATTGGGATGAGCTGGAAGACATTAGGCTGGACCAGATCGTCTGTGAGTCATTTGACCTAAGAGAAGGCGTACATGGCGTTGACCTGAGTGCCGTGTATATAATTGGAGCAATAGAGGCTCTATACCCTAGGGGTGTGTACGACTTGGTTATGCAAAAGCCTAGTCAGAAGGCGCTCTGTTCCGATCAGAGACTGCACAAGATGGGGCTGCACCAAACAGGTAAGCCACACGCCAGTGACTCGGTACGCCATGGTATAATTTACTTACGCAATAAGAAACACAAGGCAGTACTTAAAAACGGATGGGAGGACTAATGAAGATTCTATTTTTAGATATCGAAACCAGTCCAATTACAGCTTACACTTGGGGTCTTTGGGACCAGAACATTTCGATTGGTCAGATAGTCAAGGCCACTGAGATGATGTGCTTTGGGGCCAGATGGTATGGAGAGAAGAAGGTTACCTTTAGATCCGAGTACCATCACGGCAAGAAGGAAATGCTAGAAGAGGTTCACAGGATGCTTGACGAGGCCGACGTGCTAGTCGGTTGGAACTCCAAGGCGTTTGATAGTAAGCACCTGAAGCGTGAGTTTATCGAGAACGGGATGCTGCCACCATCTCCCTACAAAGAGATGGACCTGATGCTTACTGTAAAGGCCCAGTTTAAATTTCCTAGCAATAAGCTTGACTATGTATCACAGAAGCTAGGGGTCGGCGCTAAGGTAAAGCACTCTGGCTTTGACCTTTGGTTGGGCTGCATGGCTGGCAACGCTAAGTCGTGGGTTGAGATGAAGAAGTATCAGATCCAGGACGTGCACCTACTGATTGACCTATACGAAAAGCTAAAGCCTTGGATTACAAACCATCCGCATGCTGGTCTTTATAATGGTGTCGAGGATGGCTGTGCTGTGTGCTCTTCTACAAATCTACAGAAGCGTGGCCTCGCAAGGACCACCTCCGGGACCTATCAAAGGTTCCAGTGTCAGGATTGCGGAAAGTGGCAACGTGGTCCTATCTCCATCAACAAGACTATAACCAGATCGATAGCATGATTCGTAAGTGGTTATCCAGATTGTTCAGGCGAAGGCCTGAGGAGGACCTTGAGCTCGAGGGTGACTACATTGGCTACACTGTCATTGATGGCGAAACTGGGATGATGCTTTCTGTCCTCATGGTTTGCGGCTGTGGTAACCCGGTCTCTAGATTGGTTGAGGGAGAGAACACCTTCTTCCACTGTGAGCACTGTGACGTAGAATGCACAGAGAAACCATGTGAGTCCTGCACTGCCCACTTCTTGTTCGATGCTGAAGCTGCAAAGCTAGGTTCTAGAGAGGGATTTGAGTACCCCGAACAAGAACAAGATTAAACGAAGAAGCCCCCTGTCACCTCTGCAGGGGGCTTCTTGCTTGTCGGGTATTTCCTAAACAACCCTACCTAGATAGGATACTCCACAGCGCTGCCGATCCTGCAAGAAGCGAGATCACCAGTGCAATATTTTCTCTAACCGTACTTCTCTGAGTCTTAAGCTTCTGAATTTCCATCTGCATGTTCTGGATTTCATCATCCTGAGAGTCTACCATTTTTTCAAGCCTGTTAACAGATTCGCGCAAACCTTTAATACCTTCCTCGATCCGCCCGATTGCTACTAATACTTCTACCCAGTCTCTCCCGTTATCTTCAGACATAATCTTACTTTTGATTCACGACTGATGTTAACACCGAGACGATCGCCGCGGTGGCTGCAACTGCCAGGGCATTAACCAAATCTATTGTGACAAGGCTAATGGTGTTGCCTGTCATTGCGTCTACACCAGCAAACGCCACAAGAGTTTGTGCAAATGTTTTTATTGCTCTCTCTCCGGCATATTCCCAAAACTTTTTTGTCATTATTGAACTCATGTTTACCCCAATCTAATCTGGTCGCCGGGCTGTAATGGCTTATTGTTGTTTAATTTTTGCAGTTTTCGGTAGTCGACCCCGGTTGCTCTGCCAATCTTCCAGTAAGAATCGCCAGATTTGACGACGTATGTCTTAGCAGCCTTCGGTGCCGCCTTGGCGGGCACGACCACCTTTTTGGGTACAATCACCTTAGGGGCAAGCTGCTTTGGCTTTACCGTAGCTTTGGTGGGTTGCTTTTTTAGCTGTTCGCCAATAAAAACTCTGATGTCTAGGACCTTGCCCCAGAAAAGGGATTTGAGTCCACGACCGATCGTAATGTGGCAGTGGGGGCCCGATGATGCAGTCCCAGTACTGCCGATTAGTCCGAGAGTTTCGCCGGTTTCGACTTTATCGCCGACTTTTAGGGTTGGCTTGAACTGTAAATGGGAGTAGCCAATGTGCCAAGTCTTGTTGTCAGCCCAGGCAGTGTGAATAATGCACCATCCCATTTGCTTGCTGTATTGCACGGCCATGACTGTGCCACTCGTGATTGCAGGAATCTTAGTTCCCTCTGCAGCAATCCAGTCAGTGCCTCGGTGTGGGCCAAGATTGTTTGCAATTCTAAACTTGCTTACTGCGCCAAATCTTGCACCCAGTTTACTATCGGGGAAGGGTAGTTGCCATGTTGACATTAATTCATCACGCTCCATACTGTGTTGATTGCTTGAGAGCTACCTGCATTTAATCTGTAAAGAATTACAGTAAACCCGGTGGTCGAGCTGTTAGTTACGGTAGCTACGTAACTTGAAGACCCACTGACAGGACCGCGCACGGTTGCCTGTATTTTATTTGGGGCAAGTGACAGCTCATTGTCAAAGACCACAGTTAGAACCTGAGAGGATCCTGCTGTGGTGCCGTTGAACTGAAGAGGCGAAGTGCCAGATAGTGGGATGGCGTTATCCACGCTTGAGGAGACCGCTGCAAATACTGATTCCAGTGGTGCAACCTGATCGCCAGAGGTTGGATAAAATATACCTTTTGATGTGATTGCCATAACTCTATTGTATCCTACTTAGCCTCTAAGGCTGCAAGCCTTTGTTCTAGGGATTTGATGGTTGTGTTCTGACTTTGCACCACTTTATGTAGGTACATATATAGAAGCTGGTATCTTAGCTGCTTGTATTCATCACCCTCCTGTGGTTTAGCAACTAAAAACTCCTCCATGCCTATGTTTTCAAAATCATCAAGTATAAACCCTAGGTTAACGGCTTCGGCTTGAGCGTCATCACTTACTGCTTCTCTTTTATAATTAAATCTAACTGGATTTACTCCTATAAAGGCATCTGTATCAAAATTTAGATCCTCAATAGATTCTTTTGCCCTACGCTCAGATGCAGTAGTGTTTCTGGCCATATTACCGGATGTATTTATAAATACGTTAGGAGCAAAAGTGGTAGTACCGCTTACTGTATTTGCTGCGACTGTTGGGAATCCGTTTCCAGAATAACCTCCAGAATTATTTATTGATCCAGTGCCAAGAGAGCTTGAAGTTATTGAGCCAGTGCTAAGAGAGCTTGAAGTTATTGAGCCAGTGCTGACAGAGCCTGAAGTCATTGAGCCAACAGCAGAAAGAGTGGTGTCAGAGTCTATACTGCCCCCTGAGAGGGTGTAAAGCCTACCTCCAACCGCAAGTCCGTTGTCACTAAGCCCAGCAAAGTTACCTCCAGCCGAATACATTAGAACACCACCGCTCCAAACCTGAACCAATCCAGATCCTGGACCGTAAATTTCTATAGTCGCACCTCTGTCTGTACCTGAACCTATAATTCTCCCTGTAAAGTTGCCGTTTTCATCAAAGTAGGAAGTGTTTGTAGCCAGCATTTCTACCCTTCTACCGCTGGCAGCGGTCTTTAGGGTTGTTCCTATAATCTCACCACCAGATATCCTGTTTCCGCTAATGCTTCCCGCGGTAATGTTGGCAGCATTAATCGTAGGGCCGCCGGGTGAACCTAGATCAGCTATACTTGAGATCGCATCGTTTGCTAGACCAGCAGCAATGCCTGATGCTGTTGATGCGGCTATAGCTTGCTGAGCAGCAATCAAAGCCTGACCGGCAGTCACAGATAGCTGACTGTCACGAGTGGTATTGTTTATGTCTGAGCTTCTTAGTGTGCTCTCAAGGTTTGTTACCTTCTTTTCAACCTCACGTGCCCAGAACTTTGACGATGTGGGCAGGTTGTTTGTTGGGAATACCATGTTACTCCTTTACTAGCGGGATTACGCTAAACTCATTAAAGCTTACCCCGTTCATTGATGTGTTAAAGTTCTCAAACGTTGAGTCCGACCAAGCGGAATCAAAGTCTGCAAAGGTAACGTAAGAGTTGGCCTGAATCTCAACACCAGATTGATTGAAGCTTGTAGAGTTAATTCTAAATCTTGTTTCAAACGCATCTACTATTGATCCAGTTAGCGTTCCAAACTCTGCGCCAGTTGACAGGCTTTGGTTTAGCTGGATAGACGGCCCGCATAGCCCCTGTGCGATCCTGACTCCTTTGTTCCAGAGGACCTCATCGCTAGTTATAAACGGGTTGTCAATGGTTGTAGACTCTGCTATCTCAGACTCGGGAGCCCCAGTGTAAATGGTGTAAGCTGTCTTTTCAAAGAATACACCAGTACCTCGTAGGTAAAATGCAGGATAGTCATCGCCACCAGCAGACTCAACGCCTATCTTAAACGGCTCAAGGTCTGGGTAGTTTGCACCAATAATTGTTATCTCTAGCTCGTTTGGGTTCTCTGTGATGGAGGCTGACACGGATCCGCCTTGGTCGTTCCACTGAGCTGCAGTTAGTGGTACCTGATCCTTGCCCACGATAACGTATTGACCATAGTTGATTGGGAAAACAATTGTTTGAACAGCGATGGGCTGCTCTACCTCTTCTAGAGAGGCGTTTATTGTGACTCTTCTAGTAATCTTTTCATTGGCATTTACCTGAAACGAGTCCACAATGGAAACAAGCTCTAGGTTTGCGTAGTTCTGCGACTCTACGTTGTCTTGCCGCACAAGAGAGTTAGCTCTGTAATCGGTTTCGTACTTGAAAACCTGAACAGTCTGGGCTGCATCGTAGGCATCGATCTCTAGCGACTGATCGGAAATGCTTTCCTTAGTGCTTACGGTTTGAAGACCACCCTCGCGAAACCATAGCTGGTCCTCAACTATGTACATCTCCATAAACCCGCTGTTGTCATCTATGAGTGCAGCAGCACAAAGCATCTTTAGATACTCCCAGACGCTGCCCTTCCAGCCGATAAAGTCTACATCTATAGGCTCAATCTTGGCCTGTAATCCCGGCTCGAAGTTCGGCGTAATGTCAACAAGATAGCAGTAGTAAAGTATTGCTTCGTAAAGGTTATATCCGCCAGCGTTGCTGCCCTGCGGGAGTGCGGTTCTTTCCACGTCTAGTCTTGATTGAATCGTGCTTCCAATAACTGAAACTAAACCATTGTTTAAAGAAACCTTTTTAATCGTAAAGTTTACATCGCCGTACTCTTCATCAGACAGCAAGGCTTCGTTGTTTATAGCTATGCGGCTACCTTTGGTGTACTCATTGGAAACCAGCTGTGCTGTTATCTGACCAGTGCCACCTTCAAGTTTGGCCGGGCTGATCGGAGTGGCATCCTCGGAATACGAAAAGGAGATTAGTGAAGCGTCTTTAAAATCGCCGCTTCCACTGATCGTCTGCACAGATGGCATTATTACTCCTCAATAAAGTTGGTTGCAAGTTCTACAAGACCATCGTTTATCTTGGCGGACAAATATGTAATGCTAGGTGCTGATGAAAACAAAAGCCCCTTTGTGCCACGCCCAGATATAAAATCGCCCTGCTTAACTGAAGATGTCTCTGGCAAAACCTGAGCCATCATGCCTGCGATGCTTATTTCGCTGGTTGCTCCTGCAGGCTTAATAACAATTATATCTACCATAGAATAAGTTAGCCCACTTAGCTGGGTGTTAGTCCTGATTGTGCTACTAACTGACATTACATTAGTAATAATGTCAGTTGGCAATCCCGTTGACCTGGAGTATGCACGAAGGATCACAGTTGCGTTCCCAGAAACCACCTCACCATGCCAGCCAAAGTGGAACCTGTGGGCAGTTGGTATGATTATCCTGTTTGAACTGGTGGACTCAAATGCCTGAGTGCTTGTAAGGTTTATGTTCAAAGACTTATAAGGATAAGACTTTGTGTTGGACTCTGTAGGCACAAAGGAAGTAACTCCAAAACCAGAGGGGATAGCGCAGATTGTGGGCCAGTCTTTTTCGGTTAGCATCGGGGCAGCCCAGTTTGGTGGTAGCAAGTTGGTATCAATTGCAAAAGGATCCAGCCAGTAGAATGGACCGTCTCCATAGATGCCGTCAAAGTAGTCTTTTATGGTGTGCAAGCTGTCATTTATAGACTCAGCGTTTAATGGCCCAGTCCAAGCAGGCGAGAAACGCCTGTGGTTGGCGCTAGAACGCCTCGTGAAGGCCCTACCGCTAAGAAGTTGAGCCTCATTAAAGTAACTGTCTACAATGGCGCTTAGGCCGGTCTTAGGGGCTGGTATCCATACCTGCTTATTGGCGTTGCCAAAGTATATTTTACGATCCATTATCTAATCCCTCTTTGTGCCAAGATTGCGTTGCCATCGTTTGCTGATTTTGCAATTGTGGCATTGTCGGTGTATAGCGCCACTGGCCGGTCAATGGCCGAGCGTAGTAGCTGGCGATCCTCTGTCGATAGGAACACAGTTTGAGATCCGCCAGATGATTGAGCTGGTGCAGATTGCATTCTAGATGGTGCTGACTGCATGTTGTTTAGCGAGTTAAAGAAGTCAACTCCGTAACGGCTTACTGCAGATGCCCTTACAACGTATTCGCCGTTGGAAAGTCTTGCCGGGATGCTGTCACTTGTTGCTGTTCCAGGCCCGGAGACCATGCCACCACGAGAGAAGCCTACATTAAAGCCCTTAAAGTTTCCCTGACTTGATTGGGCTACTGTTTTTTGAACGGTTGTTACAGTTACAGTCTTGTCCTTGATGGTATTAAGTCTAGCATTGGCATCCTGGGCAAACTTAGTCACAGCCGCCAATGCCCCAGTGGTATCGGCCTTTATAGTTGTGGCTATGTCTTCTGGTATGTCATCTAGGGATGCAATCAGTTCGTCCCGCAGAACATCAGACAGCTTCTTGGCATCCGTCTCGGTGTAACCCATTTGGATTGCGTTGTCGTAAAAAGCCTTAGTCTGGGCTTCTATGATGCCATTCAAATCGGTGCCCGGCTTTGCAGTTGCAAGCATAAACGCTGTGACCGTTCCGTACTTGCTGGCCATGTCTTGAAGGGCAAGGTTCTGGGCAATAAGATCCCTAGTATTGCTGTCTATTCCAAGCTTGCTGTTAGCGTCTGTAATCTCCTGCACAGAATTCGCGATGCTGCTGTTTGCCTTGGTGATGTCATTTTCTTTACTGGCAATCTCAGAGTCAATAGTACCCAGCTGTGCTCGGATAGCGTCCTCACGTAGTGTGTCACCGTATTTGATGGCGATCTGCAACTGGAACTGCAGCTTGCCCTTGTCTGCAGTAAGCTCATCGATAGATGCCTTAGTCGCACGGATAGATAGGTTGGCCTCAACGATTGCCTCGTTGGCATCAGAGACCGACTTCCTGGCAGCATCTTGAGCATCAGACAAGTCAAGCCAGCCAAGGGTAACTTGATCAATGGCGTTGCCTTGTGCGAATGTTGCAGATAGACCAGCATTAATTGCAGAGCTAACCTTAGATGCAGCATCAGCAATTTCAAGGAGAGCCCGCCTAGCGTCTGAGCTACTCTTGATCTGTGCGTAGAACTGATTGACCTGATTCTTGGAAACCTTTGTCGTCTTGCCAGTCTTTTTAATCAGGTTGTCAATATCCTTAAGGCCAGTGCCACTAACCCCTGCCTTTACCAGTGCTTGCCTTAGAGCACCAAGGCTATTTGCAAATACCTGAGTGTTCCCGTTAGAAGCTTCTGCCAAAGAATCAATAGTGCTTCTTAGGCTGGAGATGTTATCTCTGCCAGCTTTTGTCCAGACTGAGAAGACTGTTCCGTTTTTCTTTAGAGACTCACCAAGTGATTCTACTGAGTTAAGAACGTCTAGCTTATTGTTTGTAGCCTTGAACATCTTGTCAATCATTGCTTTAAGTTTCTCAAGGGCAGTAAGTGCTTTTTCTGCTGAGTTCTTAACAGGCTTAAACGGCTCAATCTGGTAGGTCCCACCTTCGAAGCTTTTCATAGCCCTTGCCATTTGAAACATTAGATTAAAGGTTTCAGCTCTAGAAACGCTTGCTGCAAGTTGCACTTCGTAAAAAGCTTTCACTATTGCTTTCATTCCAGAAAGGTCTGGCTGCTTAGCTAGGTCTGCTCTAAGAGCGGCATCGTTACCAGCTATTTCAACAATGCTGTTTATTACCGCCTTCTTAACTAGTGTGAACGCATCGCTAACATCAACTCCTGCTGCCTCCAAAGAGGACAGACCGGCAATAATTCTTCTCATTGCACCAGGTGTGCCCTCGCCTGCAGCAATAGAAGCCTCGGTAGCGGCATCCATAAAGCTAGCAAAGTTAGATAGGTTAGTCCTTGCAGCCTCGCCCATGCCGTCAAGCTCCCCGGCTGTCTCGTTGGCCCCCTTTGCAAACGTATCGAGGGCGTCACCAACTTTGTTTTCAAGAATAGCAGTGGAGGTCAGCTCGTTTACTAACGCCCTAGTTGCGTTTGCCAGCTCAAGAACGGCTGCCTCTTGCGCCTCTATTTCGGCTGTGCTGGCCTCTGTCTGAATTCCCATTTCCTCTTGCGAAACTGCAAGCTCGTTGGTTGCCCTGGCAGCTTCTGCCCCAGACTCAACGTAGCCATCGGTAGCCCTTCCGCCCTCAGTAAGAAACTTTATCAAAGCGTTTAGCCGAGATCCGCTTACGTCAAGCTGTGAGGCAAACCCTTTAATTTCTTCAATAGAAAGATCAAATCCAGTAGCTTTTAGCGATCTTTGCAGATTGGTTAGCTCGGCAGGAAGAGCATTGGTAGACTGGCTTATAAGTTTCATCGCATTAACAAAGTTGGCCGAATACTCTTCAGCAGTTATGCCACCCTCAGTAAGTCCCTCACTTACCATTTGGCCAGCACTAAAGCCTATGTCATTTAAAACACTTCTAACTCCAGGAGAAAGCTCGGTAAGCTTGACCCAGAAGTTGGCACCATTACCATCATAGTTCTTAAGAGAGTCTAAGATAAGGGCCGTAACGTTTTCTCCTAATAGAAGGTTTGTCGCAGCTATTTCCTCATTAAGCTCCGCCCTTGCTATCCGCCCATCCTTGACGCTTTGAGTATGCGTATCTGTCGCCTCAGACGAGCCGCGAATAGCACTAATCTCGGTGTCTCTTAGCTTGATGGCTTCTTTTGCAATACGAGTTTCACGTTCTACTTCTGCATTAAGATCTGCAGTTCCGGCAACAAGTGTAGCAATGCCGGATCCCATTGCCGTATCCTTCTTGGCTGCAGTTACAAGGGCATCAAAACCTCCGGCTGCTTCAAACATTGCTCGCCTCGCCTTGTCTGCACTTTCCTCAACGGCAAGGAAGATAACTCCCGCAATGCCCGCCACAGCTGCTAGCCCAAGTACTATAGGCCCAAGTGAGACAACAAACCTACGAACTCCAGTGGTTGCGGCGGCAGAACTCACAGCCACACCCTTAAGGCTATTGGATACTGCACTCAGCACTCCGGTTGCAGCTCCAGCGTTAGGGATCATTGATACCAGCAGAGCTCTAAAAGTATTAATGCTTATACCTGCTTGTACGCCCTCAAGCTTTAAGTTCTGGAAAGCTAGCTTCATGGCTAGTAGGCCAGCTATACCTAAAGCTAGAGCACCAATAAACAATGAAACCCCGGCGGTTAGTGCACCTACTACTGTTATTAATGCCCGCAGCGGCATTGGGGCCTTTCTTAGCCCTTCTGTGAAGTTTGTGATTGCGTCTAGAATAAACGCAAGCGGCTCCATTACAGACTCCCCAAGCGATGCGCCAAGTGCTTGAATTGAGTTATTCATTATAGTTATTTTAGATGCAACGTCATCTATCACTAAACCGTAGGCCTTAGTAGAAAAGCTAGCTCGTTCAAACTCTAGATTTGAGTCTGCCAATGCGGAAGTAAGAACATCTTGGTTTTGTGAGAGCCTTGATATTACGTTTAGCTCTCTAACAT